TGTTGTGTATTCAGCTTTGGTAAAGCCATAATATATCTCCTTTATATAATAATTAAAAAGTAAGTGGCGGGAATATTTTACCACCAAATACTTTACCAATTGGGATAGAACGTTTTAATCCGTTGATAACGTCTCTACCTGTTCGTCTTAATTCAGGTGGAAGTCCTTGTAAGAACCCACCTTGACCAGGTTTCACCTCACCAGATGATAGACCACCAACTTTACCAGTTGAGTCCACATCTAAATCAAAGTTTAACCAATCTCTATATGCAAATGTAACATTAACTTTAACATATTGGTTCATTGCACCACTATCATATTGTATCTCACCAATCTGAGCAGGGAATGCTTCTCTTAATCTTACACCGTATGTTGCCATGTCTCTATCATTTGCTTCATCAAAAGAACCTAGTTGGAATATGTCAACATTACCTGTGTACTCTTTATAAAAATTAAACATTCCTGTTTGATTATCATACACTTGTTTTTGCCACATTTCAAAGAAGTTTCTTAATCTTAAAAATTTGTCACCTATAAATGTCATTTGTATATCACCATATAACACTTGCACAGGATACTTATAAGGTGCTCCTGCAATACGATATGGGTTAGTAGTAAATGTTCTAGCAGGCATAGTAACAGTTTCACACATTAACGCAACTTCTTTTGCCATGTCAACATTAGTACCGTGTCTACCTGCAGGACCTACTGCTGTTTCTGAAATAACATTTTCTTTTTCTTGGTTACTTGCCTCATTAATGAGACCTTGTATAATATCTCCAGACGGTAATGTAACGTTGATTAAAAATCTAGTATTACGAGCAACACCTTCACCTTTAGATAAGGCACCTCTGAAACGATTGATTGTAGTTTCAGGATTTGCTCTACTCTTTAATCTAGGATCACCTGGTATATTATCGTATTCTCTACCACGTGGCAGACCTAATCTTATATCAAAAGGTCCTACTCTTTTACCTTGTCTGAAAATTGCCATTATTTTCCTATTACTTTCCCTTTATTGGAACCTTCTTTAATAATATATTTTTGTGTACCATTGGCGCCAATCTCTACTTCTTGTCGTAGATTTCTTGTTAAATTTAATTCTTGTTTTTTTCTGTTCACTTGTTTTGCGTGAGCAGTTAATTGTCTTGTTCTATCTCTATCCATTATATCATTCTCCTTGAGGCGCTGTGTACCGTACTTACGCCTGCTTTTCTAAAGTCTTGTACAGGTAAAAATATAGATGGTGCGTATTCATCTTCATCTAGTCTTAAAAATTTTGATGCCATTTGACCTCTTAAATAATGTTTGATTGTAGGTTTAATCTCTCTTACATTTTTAAGTGCTCTATAATCACCTTTAAAGTCTTTCTTTTCTAATGTTTCAAATAATTTCATTCTCAACGGTATTGGCAAGTAGTGAAAATTGATACCTAGAAATCCACCTGGTGCTGGTTGTATAGGTAACACAAGAGGAAACATATCATAGTATGGTAATATTTCTTTGTACTTTGGATTGTAACGAAAGAAATTTAAACCTCTGAATTGTGGACTTGCATATAACTTGCCTCTCATCAGTTTATTCTTTGTTATTGTATCCATAAGTGACTTAACTTTACCACGATACCATTGTAGCGATTTATCTCTATCGCCTGCCAGGTTTCTTATAGGTTCAAATACTTTTGTAGCCATGTTACTATTTATATCTAAATAAGGATATGATTAAGCGAAAGAAGAAGATAGGTAAGTATGTCCATAAGATGGCAGTAAAGAACAAGTATAGACCATATAATCCAGAGAAATATAAAGGTGACCCTACAAATATTATTTTTAGAAGTAGTTGGGAAAAGACAGTATTTAAGTATTGTGACTTAAATCCAGCAATAATTAAATGGTCAAGTGAGGAGTTTTTCATACCTTATCGTAGTCCTTTTGATAGAAAGATACACAGATACTTTCCTGATGTTTATATCAAATATAAGAACAAGGAAGGTATTATATCAGAATCCGTGCTAGAAATCAAGCCTAAAAAGTACACACAAGCACCTAAAAAACCTAAACGAGTAACAAAAGACTGGAAATATACTACAGAGCAGTACATACTCAACAAAGCAAAGTGGGATAGTGCTGAGATATACTGTAAAAAGAAAGGTTATAAGTTTGTGATTATTACGGAAGATGTTTTAAAACATTGGTCAACAGTTTCGCCATTATAACAGATAAATAGTATTATGACAAGCTTTGCACAACAATTAAGAAGTAGGTTATTTGGCGGCGTATTAGGTGGTTCATCTAAAGCGACAGCAGCTGCAGGTGTAGACCTGTCCAGAAAAACAAAACCAAATAGTTCTACGGCACACTTAGATACAGAAAAGAATCCATACTCATTTGGTACAGTACAATATCCAGATGATTTAGGTACAGCAGAATTTGGTCACTATATTATGTTTTACATTTACGAAGTTGCAAAGAGTAAATATGCAGGACCACAAACAGAAACAAGTGAAGTTCTTATAGATAGACCACCACAAATGGGTGGTAGTTTTAAAAAGACTATAACCAAATCACATAAAAAGAAAGATGGTATTACATCATCTGCTAAAACAAGTCAACCTTTAAAAGGTGCTCAACTTGCAGAAAGAGATAAATCTATCTCTATGTCTGGCGCATTAAGAAGAAGTGGTAGATTAAAACGTACAAGTGATGTTATATCATTGTACATGCCACCTAACTTTAAAACAGATTACAAAGCAAATTATAAAAATTCAGAAACAGGTCTTGCAGGTGTACTTGGTCAACAACTTGCAGAAGCAACAAGTGTTGATGGTATGTTAAAACAACTTGGTAACACAGGTACATTTAATACAATTATGAGTGCATTGACAGACACACTAACAATGAAGTTAGCTGCAGGCGCAACTGATTTAGTATCAGGTGGTGATTTAGAAGGCGTGTTAAGAAAGGGTAAACAAAAAGCATTGAACCCGGCAGTAGAAGCAATATTTCAATCAGTTGATTTACGAACATTTAACTATTCGTTTAGATTTACACCACGAAGCGAAGCAGAGGTGCGTACAGTAGATAACATTATCAAGTTATTCAAGTTTCATATGTTACCTGAAAGAGTACAAAACGAAGCAGTTGGTAGACATTTAATATTCCCTAGTGAGTTTGAAATCTATTACATGTTTCAAGGCGTAGAAAATCAATGGTACCCATTTACAGGTCAATGTGTGCTTACAGACATGAATGTAACATACGGTCCTGGTGGTGAAAGTCAACACTTTAGACCAGTTGACGGAAGTCCACCACCTACAGAAATCAATATGTCATTGACATTTACGGAAACAGAGATAATGACAAAAGAGAAAATAGCAGAAGGATACTAAGATGTACTTTGAAAAGTTTCCTACATACGAATACGACCTAAAGAACACAGATAAGCGTACACTTATAACAGATTTATTACGCCGTGTCAACCTGAGAAGTAATGTCGCAGCTAACACACTTGTTTTTGACGAGTATAATGTTGCTGATGGCGAAAGTCCTGACATTGTTGCCGCTAAGTATTATGGTAACAGCATGTATCATTGGGTTGTGGTCACAGTAAACAATGTGAAGTCGCATTATGACTGGCCACTTGACCAAGTTGCATTGTCTCAATATGTCATTGACAAGTACGATAATCCAGACGGTACGCACCACCATGAGGTAAGTGCGTCTTCAGGTGATACAACACGAAAACTTACAGTATCAAGCGACACAGCAGGCGCAGTAGCCGTGACTAATTATGAATATGAACAAACCTTAAATGATGAAAAGAGAAAGATACGACTTTTAGATAGAGGTTACGTCTTACAATTTAAGGAAGAGTTTGAGAAACTAATACAAAGGTAACCTGAATGAACCAAGCAGGTGATTATAAACTAGATAGCATACTACTACATGCGCCAACAGGCACAATTGACATCAAAGACTTGATGATAGAATTGAATGTGTACGAAAGTATCCACACTAACGCCATGTATGGTAACATAGTCGTGGCGGATACAAACAATCATATACAGAATATGCCTATTATAGGGCAAGAGTTATTAGAATTTAAGTTTGGTACAGACGATAATCCAGACAACGAAGTGATAGATTTTACAAGACATCATGCTCGTATATACAAGGTATCAGACCAAGTGCGTACGGCAGAAAGACAACAAGTCTATACTCTACATTTCACTACGCAAGAAGCAATATCAAATCAACAGACAGCGTGTAAACAAGCATACGAAGGTAGTACAGACCAGATAGTCGCCGACTTATTACTCAATGTACTCAAAACAAAGAAGACCATTGTCACAGAAAATTCATCACAAGGTGGTAAGTTATTAGGTAATTCTTCTACACCGTTTGATTTCATTACCAAGATGTTAACAAAACGTTCTTGTAGCGCAATGTTTGACGCACAAGGTTACCTATTCTATGAAAACCATCGTGGATATAACTTCCGTTCTTACAAAAATCATACACACAGAGCGCCAGGTAATGAAAGAACAGTACAAGAGAGTTACATAGTACAACCTAGTAAACGAAATAGTACGATAGCGGAAGACATGAAGTCCGTATTAGAATATCGTATAATGAAAAACCAAGATGTGATGGCGGCAATCAATACAGGTCTGATGGCGAGTACAAATTACAATTACGACTTTACAACAAAATCATACGAAGTGATATTCAACAACTACTTAGAAAACTTTACAAAAGAACTTCATACCACGATAGGTAAGAACTTAGGTACATTGTTTACAACAACACCAGAAACACCAAATGGCGAAACATTGTTTGATAAGTTTGACAGTAAGATAATGATTACAACAAAAGATGTCGCTTTACATAATCAAAAAAAGGCAGAAAACAAATACGACAATC